GTTAGATTTTATAAAACGTCTTGACCAATTATAGCATGGGTGAAGTGAAAATGCTAGTACCATATCAAATTTTACTATTTTTACCCTTACTCTACTGATTGCCTAGTCAAATATTAGTGATTATTCCGCTGTAGTATCCCCTCTTAACCTTATTAAGTTTGCAGGATCTAAAAGGAGGTAGGGCTCTTGGCGGACCACGCAATAAATTAAAGTGGGTGGCGGATCTGAACTGAGATTTGTTGATTATAGATGAGTTTGGTAAGATGATCGAATTGGACGCAGAGCAAGTTTTGACTTATCATCGCGAAGGAGGTTGTTAGCCGCTTTTGTGACAAGAAATAGCGAAAGTACGGTATACTTATAGTAAGGATATTTATAAGTTAATTTGCGGAAGGAAAATAACGTGGCACAAAAGGAAGCTAAAGCGCGACTAAAGATAAATATGCTACTTTCTGATGCCGGGTGGAGATTGTTGGATAACGAAGACGGTCCCGCTAATGTCGATGTAGAAAACAAAGTAGATATCGAAAACCCGGGCGACGATTTTGAAAATACGAGACGAGGGTTTGTTGATTACCTTCTTCTAGGCTCTAACCAGAAACCCATTGCCGTCCTTGAAGCTAAGCGTGAAAGCATTCCTCCTCTTTCCGCTAAAGAACAAGCTCGCGATTATGCTAATTCTCTACACGTAAGGTATGTAATTCTTAGTAACGGCAACACGCATTATCTGTGGGATATGCAATTTGGTAACCCCGAGCCAATTAGTAGCTTTCCGACTCTAAGCTCATTAGAAGATGAAAAGAAATGGGTTCCCGATGTTGATGCGCTTGTAAACGAGAATATTTCTCGAACCTATATCGCCGAATCGCAAATGCCTGAAATTAAAACGCATCCCGATTATATAAACGAAGATACTCGTAGTGAATTTATAGAGAAAAATAAACTGAAAATTCTTCGCAAGTATCAGGTAAATGCGATTAAGGCCGTTCAGAAATCGGCGCAAAACGGCAATAAACGCTTCCTGCTCGAGATGGCGACTGGCACCGGAAAAACTTTAACTTGCGCTGCTATTATCAAACTATTTCTAAAGACAGGAAACGCTCAGAGAATCCTCTTTTTGGTTGATCGCATTGAATTAGAAAATCAGGCCAAGAAGTCTTTTAGGCAGTCTATTGGTAAAGATTACGTGGTTAAGGTATGGAAAGAAGATAGAGATAACTGGAAAACTGCCGATATCGTCATTAGTACAGTCCAATCTCTTTTGGCGAGTAATCGCTATCGTGATTTTAGTCCGAATGACTTTAATTTAATTATCTCGGATGAGGCGCATCGTTCTATTGGCGGCAACGCGAGAGCTGTTTTCGAATATTTCACTGGGTACAAGATTGGGCTTACCGCCACACCGAAGGATTTTTTAAAGAATACCAAGCAAGATGAAAATTCAGAAAAAGAATTCGAACGCAGAGAGTTATTGGATACCTATAGGACTTTTGGGTGCGAATCTGGTCAACCGACTTTTAGATATGACCTAAAAGATGGCGTAAACGATCCTGATGGTCCGTTTTTAGTGAATCCTGTCATCTTGGACGCTAGGACGGATATTACCTCACGACTGCTCGCAGATGAAGGCTATGCAGTCCATAAAGTTATTGACGGCGAAGATGTTGATGAGAATTTTGGCATCAGAGATTTCGAGAAAACATTTTTCAATAAAGAAACCAATCGTGTGTTCTGTGAGGCTTTTATGAAATACGCGGCGGTCGATCCGTTATCTGGAGAAATTGGTAAAACCATAATCTTTACGGTTAGCCAAAAACACGCAGAAAAAATAGTCCAAATGCTTAACCAAATTGCTATGGAAAAGTTCCCCGGCAAATATAATTCTGATTTCGCTATTCAGATTACGAGTAATGTTCGTGATGCTCAACAGTTCTCGATTAGTTTTTCTGAAAATAATCTGCGCGGACATACAAGGTGGCTTTCGGATTACGAAAGTAGTCGCACTAGAGTTGCCGTCACGGTCGGCATGATGACGACCGGTTACGATTGCTCCGATTTATTAAATCTCGTGTTCATGCGTCCAGTGTTTAGCCCTTCTGACTTTATTCAGATGAAAGGTCGAGGCACGCGACTCCATACGTTCAAATATGTAGATTATGAAAATGGCGAGAAAGTTAAAACTATTAAGAAAGAAAACTTCCGTATTATAGACTTTTTCGCAGTTTGCGAATACTTCGAAGAAAAATACGACTATAATGCGTCGTTGGCAGTACCAATGAGTAGGCAAATGCAAAACACTTTAGTGACGCCGCTGCTTATCGATGTCGATCCTCCCGTGATCGTGGCAAACCGTACGGTAGATCTAAATGAGGATGATTCCCTGAATGGAATAGATGAGACGGTTGTTGGTAAAGAAGGTATGCGCGTTGACCGCGAGATGTTCCGTAGCTTCCAAGATGAGGTAAAGTCTAATGAAGAATTTGTCGAATTGTATAATGATGGCAATATCGATGAGGCGCTAAGCTATCTTAAATCCGAAATACTAGGCGAAGATAAGCCTAAGTTCTATATGACTCCTGAGAAAATTCGCAAGATCTTCAACCTAGACCGCAGATTAGACCTTCGTGAGATTTTAGATTTAATTATGAATAATAAAGAGCCGTTGACTAAAGCTCAATATATCCAGCAAAAGTTTAATGAATTTATTTCGGATAAAGGGCTGAGCGAAACGCTGGTTGGAGAGTCGTATAATGATGCTTTTGAACTATTTGATGCATATATAACCGATCGACGTGTGTCTGAGGCTATAGATAATAAAGATTATAGTCTACTGGCTGGATTCGGCTCTATTACAATCGAACAGCTCAAACGCCTAGGTATCGAAAGAGTAAATCAGATTGTTAGCTATATTAGAGATTATATTAATGTAGAAAAACTAAGAGTAAAGGATTAATGAATGGACTATACCCAATTTAAACAAATAATAGATAATTCCCGCGACATTCTCATGGGTAAATTACCAAGTCCAATTGCTCAGGTGGATGCAATTTCGTACGCACTTATTTATAAGTTTATGTCGGATATAGATGACGATTCTGCTGCGCTTGGCGGTAAGCGTACTTACTTTTCTGGTGAATACGAAAAATATAGTTGGCACAATTTGATGAGCCCAACGATTACCGGCGCAGATCGTGTAATTCTTTATCGCAATGCGCTTGAAAATATGAGCCGAAATCCAAACATCCCTCCATTATTCCGTGAGATTTTTAATGGTGCGACACTTGGATTTACTGATTCAAATACGCTTAACTTATTTCTTCGCGAAATTGATAAGATTAAGCAGAGTTCTGGTGACTCTATCGGCGACGTTTATGAATACCTTCTCTCCACTATGGGATCTCAAGATAAGCTTGGTCAGTTCCGAACACCTCGCCATATCATTGATATGATGGTTGAGTTAATAGATCCCGATAAAACAGATAAAATCCTTGATCCTGCTTGTGGCACCGCAGGCTTCCTCATCTCTGCATATAGCTGGATTAAGAAGAAACACATTGAAAAAGAACGTTTGAATAGTGAGGATATCGAGAAAATTCATCGTAACTTCTATGGTTTTGATATCGAGCCAAACATGACACGTATCGCTCGTGTAAACTTGTTCCTACATGGGTTTAAATCCCCTCATATTATTGAGCATGATACTCTCAGCTCAGAAGATTACTGGGATGATCGTTATGATGTGATTATTGCAAATCCGCCATTCGCGACACCGAAAGGTGGTGTCATCCCACATAAGAAGTTCGGTATCACCTCTAATCGCACTGAGCTACTGTTCGTTGATTATATTGCTTCCCACCTAAAGCCGAATGGTCGGGCGGCTGTAATTGTTCCTGATGGTGTTCTGTTCGGCAGTAGCTCTGCGCACAAAGCACTTAGGAAAGAAATTGTCGAGAATGAGAAGCTTCAAGCTGTAATTTCTATGCCTTCGGGCGTGTTTAAGCCATATGCTGGTGTTTCTACAGCGATTTTAGTATTTACTAACTCAAATAATGAAAGAACCGACAAAGTTTGGTTTTACGACATGAAAGTAGACGGATACAGTCTTGATGACAAGCGTTCAAAGCTCAAGACCAGTGATATCCCAGATATTTTAGCAAGGTTTAAAAACCTTGATGGTGAGAAAGATCGTAAACGCAACGAGCAATCCTTCTTTGTAGATAAAGAAGAGATAGTTAAAAACGGCTATGACCTAACGATTAATAAATACAAAGAAGTCGAATATGAGAAAGTTGAATATCCACCAACTTCTGAAATTATTGCTGAGATTAAGAAATTAGATCGTGAAGCTTCCGAAAGTCTGGCCGAACTTGAAAAATTATTAAATGAAACAAATCCGGATTTGTAGATATATCATGAAAGTTAAACTTGGAGAGCTAACGAAGATTAGAACCGGCAAATTGGATGCCAATGCGGCTTCTGAAAATGGGAAATACCCTTTCTTTACATGCTCGAAAGAGCCTTTACGAATATCGACATATTCGTATGATTGTGAATGTGTATTAGTTGCCGGAAACGGCGATTTAAATGTCAAATATTACAACGGAAAATTTGATGCGTATCAGCGAACATACATTATTGAATCTAATAGCAACGGAAGACTTCATCTTCCATATCTCTACTATTTTATGACGCGATATATTCAAGAATTAAGAAAACTATCGATTGGCGGAGTTATTAAATATATTATACCATAGAAACAATCTGTTAATTACTTCATAAATCGTAATTTCCAGATTGTTAAAGTGAAAGGCTCATGGCGGCAATCCTTGCTGTCCTTACCTTGATGTTTTCATTGTAGCAAACCTAAAGCGTTTTGTCAATATGTCGGCTAAACATTCACAATCTCGCCTCTTATACAAGCCGTCCCAGCATGTGCATTTGCCGCCAACTTATAATTCTTGATTTCGTCCCAAATCTCACACATATCGCCGTCCAAATTATGTAAATACCGCTGCGTTACTTGTAGGCTCGAATGCCGCAATAATCTCCGCACTACATCGACGTCAGCACCACGCTTACGTACGTCAGTGGCGAAACTATGGCGTAGTTCGTGTAACTGAAACCCCTCCAATCCCGCTTCACGAAATTGCCGCTGTATTTTCTTGCGGATGCCGTCGACGGTCAACGGCTCAAAGTAGTTGCGCCTCGTCGTCTTAATCCACACGTAGTCAATCACGCCAGCCGCCCTGATCCACGCATCTAACCGCTCACGTGTTGTGTCGGATATATACACCCAGCCGTCTTTACGCCCTTTGCCTACTGTGTAAATTGTGCGTCCATCCAAGTCGTTCAGACGTAAGTTAGCAAACTCCTGTGCACGCATTCCTGTGTCGAACAGTACGCGGATCATCACCTCGGTCAGCAAATCATCACAACCACTCAGTACCATTGCAATCTGCTCCGATGTATACCATTTTCGGCGGCATGGTGCAGGCTTTGGCTTTACTACCATCCGAGTTTTGATTTTCATCGGATAATTCATGTCTCGCAGCCAAGCTATCCACGACATCACCGTAGCAACATTAGTGCGTATCGTTGTAGAATTACACCTCGAACCGAGTTGTCCCAATGCCTTTTTCTCGATCCATCGATCAAGCTTTTTATTAGTTAATTGCGACATATCCTCAATATTTGTCTGGGCAATAAATCTACTTAATACACTGCGCTTTGTTGCCATGGTTGAAGGGGTTAGTTGCTTCACATTCATACACCACTTCAGGTAAACTCGCAGCTGATTCTCTGCTGGCGTTCGCTTTATCTTCATCGTAAAACTCCTAAATCTCCCACCATGTCTATATAGATCGTTATAATCATTGGAATATTTATTCCAAGTCTATATAGACCGTTTCTGGTTAATTGTTATGAAAAATCACCCATTATACCCTCCATTTCTTAAGCCAAGCTAGCTTTTTAGGCAAAATTATTTGCCTAATTCGTGCCAGCTAGCACTATCTGCTTTACAAATAGCGTTATTGGTTATCTAATATCTAGCAGTAGACATGCAAAAATCACGCCGCTAGATTTCTCCGGGCGCTACCCTCCATTTCTTAAGCCAAGCTAGCTTTTTAGGCAAATACCCATATCGCCATACATCTGCGACATCTTCGCTCTACCGCTATAATTCATATCTCGTCTGGCTCTTTCCTCCATCTTCCGTTGTTTCTTCTCTTGCCGCTGCCGCGCCAGTTCGTTGATCGCTCTGGCAATTCGGCTGCGCATCCACACTAGCGATTGCTCCAGATTTTTAAGCGACCAAACCGACGCGAGGTACCTCTCAGGGTCGCGTTTAGTTTTTGCCACTTCAACTGATTCGTCGAACTCTTGTTTATATTTCTTTTGCCGATTGCGAAACATTGGCAAATATGCGTCATCTTTGATTAGCTCTGACGCTTTGCCGAGGTGTTTGCGCATCGTGGCGATTCGTTTATTGTCTACAACGAACATATTACCCTCACTTATTTTTGATATAAGTTTGAGGTCAAAAAAGAGAAAACCCCAGCAAAAAACATTACTGTTTTACTGAGGTCTCCCTTGCTCGATTGTTGTTCTCTATTAATATAGCAAATTATGATAGCGAAATCAAGAAAGATGATTACCGCAACGAATACACTCATGGTCGTATCCGCCACCCTGATATTGCCCACAGTATTGGCAATTATGGCAGTGCTTGCAAATAATCGTCGGCGTTTCACTTGTGATGCCGCACCACACACATTGATATGTCGCACACACCTTTGGGCTGTGCTCGATCTGTCTGTCAGTCATGATCACTTCGCCCATCTCCGCCATGGCATTCTTTTTCAGTCGCTTCTGGCTCGGACGTGGCGGCTCTACCGTATTCCTTGCGTAGTATAAACCATGTCCACTTTCCATAACTTTACCTTTCCATACAACATTCCATTACTACTTGAATTACCGCATCCAAATTCCAATCTAAGTGTTTTTGTGCCGTTAACTTCTGTTGGCTTGCCCTTTACTAGTCCAAATAGTTCCAGTTCATTTGAGAAATCATATTTTACACTAGCGGTATCACCCTCCAATCCAGCATCAAATATCTTACGTCCGCCGCTGCCGCCTATCCAGCCAATTTTACGCAGCTCTGGCGGCGTAGTGTTCTCTATCATTTGTCCCAGCTGTTCAATTTTGTCAAAACCAATCGCCAAGTAAACGAATAAGTTTTTTATCTCTATCAAATCCTTTGGTAAAAACACCACCAGCGTATGTGCTTCCAGCCATCTGCACTGAGCATCCGCCAGCGACACGGTTTTGCATTGATAGGGATATTCCTGATTTCTGCTACCAATCATAGACGCGCCTCGTAATCATACACTTTAGTTCGCATAGCTTCATACTCAGGACTATTGTTTAGCAGCTTATCTCCCAGCGGCGCCTTGCCGGTACTCAGCATATCGATAATTACATAGATTTTACCATTATAGCCAGCGTCTGTAGGCTGCGGCAACATAGTCTCGTCAGCTACTAGTGTCTTGCCAATGCCGGCTCCAGCTACTACATCGGTATTACTTTTAACCGCCGAATAATCCACCACGTCGCCAACGGGCGCTTTCGTTGATAATAATATTCGGTAGGCTTGAGCAGTATTTGTGGTGATGCCAGCATTTGGATCGATGTAGCGGTCAAATAGTTCAAAGTTATCATTGACAATCTCCAGTTTGGTGTTTAATACTGCCAGCTTGTGAGCTTCTACCGCCCACCATAAATATCTAAAAGGTGCGCCGCCTTTATTGCCAGCGCTGCCGCCCATACCAGGCGTGCCAGTTATATAAATATAATCCTTGCCTTTTATTTGCCCAGTTCGATAACCTTTTTCTTGTCTATCACCAATCATACCAATATCTCCGTTCCCAGTAGCAAATTTAACCGCTCCAACCTAAAGCCCTGCGGCGGTGTGTCAAACGCTAATACTAGCGCCATTAGCTCGCTCTCGCGTGTCCTCTCAGGGATGACTGGCTTCATATTAAGTCCAGCAATTCGAATCCTGCCGTTCTCTGCTTTTATTGAATCGCTCTTACCATACAGTCTACGCCACATCTCGTCAATCTGATCACTTAATAATGCTACTGGCGTTAAACCATCAACTGGCGCAAAAACCGCACGCACACCATTGTTACCAGCCACTACGCACCACAAATCCAAATAAGCCTCAACTATCTGCGCATAGTGAGGCATAAGCATGCGGATATACAGCACTGCCGACGATTGATTGCCTAGTGATATATACTTGGCAACGTCGCCAGCTCGGAATCCTTCCGCCTTGTCTTCTGCTCCGACAGACAGGTCGCGCTCAGTTGCGTCGTAGTAGCAGTGTCCGACGATTGAACCGCGAACTGGCACGACCTGTCTCAGCATCTTATTCCTCCGTCTTAAACAACTGTATAGCGGTAACCAGCAACACGTTAATAATCGGGCCATAAATGCCGAACGCATCAGGGTTACCCTGCACGAACGCCGCTAGAGCGCCCAGCGCGTTTGAAACTCCCACATACAGCGCAACTTTTAATATTTTGAGTAATTGTTCTTTAGTCAATTTCATATCATTGTCCTCCTTATTATTATTTATTAAAATTTTTGAATAAATTGGTTAAAAATTCGATGATTTTATTGACGATTGCCTCCAGTGCCGACACTCGCTTTTCTAGGAGGCTGTCGATTGGCTTATCGCTCAGATACAACTTATCGATTGCCAGCATACCGCCCTCTAACACCATCAAGTCATCATCAACCAATTTCGTAACGTGAGTAACGCGAACCTTTGTTCCCATTGGCAATTTCTTTGCCAATTTACCAGTAGTTAGGTCAGTAACTTCGCACTCTGAACGCGTCCAGAAGTCTTGGTCGGCAATATCCTTCAGATTCTTTTGCCATGCCGGCTTATCTTTATTCGGATCAGCTGGCGCAACTAGCTCTGTCGCTGCAATACCGAACGGCTTGTTATTCTTAACGGCGTACTGCGATAGGTAGTATTTCTTGCCCTGTACCACTGTCTCCTTGGCGATATCGATAACCGTCCCTCTAGGAATCACGTTACCAAACGCTTCCATGGTTATCATATTGACGGCACGTAGTCCTGCGACTGGTGCGACGACCAGTTTTATATCTTCAATATCGTTCAGGTTACGCACCCACTCGCTTCGTTTCAATTCTTCCGCTTGGCGAGCCAACTCTGCACGTCGTTGGTGCGCCTCCTGAGAATTATTTACATCAGCACGGATTTGGTCGATTGACCATCCCTTAGCAGCTTGCCCCAAGTAGTGCTGTAAACCCTCTGGGTCAACTTCACGCCCTAAAATTGAGCGGAACACTTCGCGAATCTGTGTCTCGTTGACTGTCGGACGCGAACCGCCGCCAGCGTGATAGCGGTCAGCGATTGCACGGATACGGTTCTTGTCGATTGGCGAACAACTGGTATTGAACCATTCTTTATGCACGTAAATATTTAGGCGGCGGCCGTAAGCTTTCTCCATATCGTAATGGAATTCGCCCATCGTCTCATAATCACCATCGCTAAGGCGTGTATTACATTCATAACCTACTGTCGTAGCATTACCTCTAGCATTACCAGCGTGCCAAGCGGCGTTTACAGCATCTATAATCCATGCCACCCTGCCAGCCTCGCCGACAGTGTGCGCTGAGGTATTACCATTAGCGCGGCACAGATAATTCACTATCGACATAAAGTCTGAATTACTGCCCCACCAGTGATACGTTACACCCTCTACGGCTCGTGCCATGCCATACACTGCCGGTACTTGGCTTCCAGGCGTATAGTTCGGCGAGTTAAATTGTGTTAGTTCTTGGTATGACATTTTCTACTCCTCCTTTAACACTTTCTTAATGAACCGATAAACAAACTTGAAAGTTGCCGCGAAAAGCAAACCAACCACTGCACCACTAAATGCACCTGCAAATATCGCCATAAAGAATAATTGCTCTAACATACTCATTTCGCTATCCTATCGATAATTACCATTTTCAGTATTGCTCCAGCCACGGCGGCGATGATGAACCAAACTATCCTTGCTTGGTTATCTTCTAGTTTGTCTAGCCTGTCTTCATGATTTCCTACGTCTTTTTCCAGCTTCACTAGCCGCTCTACTACCACCGTCAGATCCAGTCTGTCAATCTTTGCACTGATTGACTCTATCTGATTCCTGATGTTCTGTATGTCGGCGTCCATCTTTCCCAGTTTTTGCCATAGCTCCGCTTCGTTAGTATTATTTGCTGCTGCCATGCTTTGTCGGTCTCCTTTCTCTCACCCCAGGCCGCAACCAAATAAAAATATGCGTCCTGAAACGCATATACTTACCTACATTATACCACGGTTTTACCGTAAACATAATGCATTTTTCATGGTTCTATACAACCACAACATATTGGTTGGAAAGATTTTATTCAATCGAAACAAGACAATGCCACTCTGCCAGTTGTACCTGCTATCATCCAGTATGGTCGAGCAAGAGTAATAGTACAAACTGATACTGTAGAAGCTACGACATCAGTCACGTTTCCGAAGGAATTTGAGAACGGAATGATACCAACTATCATTTGTACGTACAACGGTTACGGCAGCGCTAGCGACCCGTGGTCAGATACGCCAAATCCGTCTTGGGCTGGTGCAACATTTGGAGCTGTTGGCGTTACTAATTCAGGGTTTACGGCGCGTTGCCGGCGTTTTGACGGCGCTATGCTTAGGGGTGTGTATTACTTTAGTTGGGTTGCGATTGGTGCGGCTTAATTATTTAACATACTCCATAGTAACACTCACTTCCGAACTGCCCCAAGCATAACTGCCAGAAATAGTAATATTCGTTTTATCAATGGAGGTAATACCAGCTTGGTGCGTCCCCTCAATGTATGGCAGTGCCTGTTTTATAGGATTGTTTGACAATACGCCGGACAACCTCATATTGCCAGACCACGAAATCAGCTCCCAGGCGTTAGTCAAGCCGGTAATGCCATGAGGCAGGATTGAGGTGTTGTTCCCACCAATCATATTGACCACACCACGCACAACCTTGCGATAAATCTGGCGACCATCGATCCATTTTTTGCCAGTATCCATCTCGGTAGATTTATAGGTTTTAAGGCTATCTGCTAATTTATCTGGTTGTATAGAACCATCGCCTATCCCCGTTCCATCATGAAAACTAGCGTCATTTGCTGCCAAAAGATTCATTTTTGCAGCTGTTAAAATTTCGCCCGGCACAAAATTTAAGTTAACATACGCCATATTATCTCACCCTTTCTATTTGAAATGTCTCAAATCGCTCAATAATCATACCTTTATCGCTATACTTCAGTTCGTAGTCCGACTGTTCTTTATGGACACTTTGCTTTAGTGCCACTTCACTCTCTAGCTGCGCTCGCTCGAACGGGCTCATAGCAAATGAGTTCACCAGCTCTACTGGACTAGCCTCGCCTGGCTGCACTGGATTTATTGTTCCTCTCTCAAATTTAGATAACCGTGTGTCGTTACCAGTTAACGCTTCGTAGCCAATCATCGGAAATCCTTCAGGCGTTTTGTCCAGCCTCTCACGAGTCGTCAGAAACAGCCCCTGATAGTCATAAATATCACGGTTGCCTCCACGCCTAGGTGCGGTAATTGCTGAAAAGCCTTGAATTGTCTTTGCCGGAAAACACTCAACTGCGACTACCAGATTAGTTTTCAGACATCTCACAAAGTACACCTGGCTGTAATGCTGAGCATAAAAATCTGCCATTTTCTCCAGTTCGGCTTGGTCTTGCGTTTGCTTGGCTGTTTCGCTATCCATTATTTCCTCCAATAAAAATACGACCGCCGCTCTGGCTGGTCGTATATACTGCTTACATTATACCACATTTAGTTTGCTAGCACATCTCCGCCATCCAGCGTTGATTTGTCCAGCTCAAACGCACTAATTTTCGGACGTTCCTCCACCTCCAGACTCTGTCGAAAATTAGCATTCACGCCGCCTGCCAGCTCGTAACTGGTAATAAAGCAGCTGAAACTATCAGCCAGCTCATCAATCTGCAAGTCCACCGTATCGCCGATCTGTAAATACGGCACAAAAAAGTTATCCAACTTGAACTGTCTGTTTGGTTTTGAGTACAACGTTACGATGTTATTAGCGATCGCCCTCGCACCGCCAACATCCTGCACCAGGTTATTTTCAATCTTCAATACCTCTGCACCAAAACCGGTTGACGTGTCAGGATTGACTCCGTACTGTTCAATGCTTGGCTCACTCACGGCATTTTCGGTAATTACTTGCGTTACCTTTGCCGGTACGCCCCATAACTGGATACGGTTAATATATCCGTCCACGCTTGAGTTATTGCGGAAGGTCATTTTGTAAGTGCTGCCGAAGTTATAAACTGATACCAGCTGTACATTGATTGCACCGCCTCCACCGTCAGAATTTCTCGTGCCAGAATACATCGATGTACCAGAGTTACTGCTTGCATGAACTGGTCTATCTACACTTACAGCATAAAAGTCCCCAACACTATCCTGAAACTCAGCGAAAATGTCGATAGTTTTACCAGCTCTTATTTTCGTCTGCTCACTGCCCTGCTCCAGCTCCCACAATTTCTGAAATGCCTGCACTTTGAATGGCTTTGCTACCACCTGCGCCGAGTTTATTACTGGCGTTGACTTAATTTGTAGGTTAGTCAGGTTAGAATAACTGAACGTATGAGCTGTTTGCTGAGTCTTCGCCAGGTGCGTTCTATTCCAGAACCGAATTATCCCCTGCTCGTCAACGAAGACCAGCGCCGCTTCCGCCTCTGCTAATTCTTTCAATAAATCAGTCACGCTCTTATCTTTTGGCGACAAATAACCAATCGCCACCTGTTGCGACCGGTCGATCTCAAACTGGTTGGCGCTAAATCCCTGCTCAATCAGTAAATCTCGCACAATTTCGTGTGCAAACTTACCCACAAACGCTGGCAAATTAGAATATTTTGTGTCCAGGTAGGTAATTGCGTCAAACGCTGTCAGCTCCACCGTCTGCTCTACAATATTTATTGTCGGTGTACCCACGAACCCAACAAAATTCGTAATCATCTCGCCATCATATCCAGTCAATATCTTTATCGGTCGCCCCGCCTTGATAAATTTGCCAATCACGGGGTCTTTTTCTGGCAAGAACCGCCCCGTCGTATTATTCAGCGTGATTGTCGCCTGAGCCGTAACCACACCCCATGAATAGCTGCTTACCTTTTTACTGATTTTGAAGTTCTTAACGTAGCGGCTTTCGTCTGTGTACGCATATTTGTCAAAAAACGTCACCACATCGCCTGAACCCTTCAGAAAATCTCCACCATCCAGCGCTGAAGAATCCAGATTAAAGAACCGTGTAGTAGGATTTATTTGCTTACTCCACCCCAGCATCACCGCGAAGTCGGTTTGTTTACGCGGCGCGCTCACCTTGCTGATAAAATTAGCCGAAACTGCCTGCATTTACACCTCCCGAATTGTTACGGTTAGGCTCGTCATCAAGCTGCCGCCGCGAATATACTCGTCGGTGTCACAGTCTGTCATAATCCCATCAAACTGAAGCACGCCGTATTTTGATTGGTCGTTATAAAACCTCACCGTGCCAGTGGCATTAAAGATATCCTCAAAGAATCGAAACTGCGCTGGCGTTACGGCCGTAAATGTCATTTTGGCACGCTTTTTGGATGGAAAGCTATGCCTCTCAATACTGCCATTAATTGACAGGTTGTCGGTTTTCACTACCACCGGCGAATCGTCATAGCCGCTTGGATAAATTGGTATTTCTTGACCGTTTAATCGTATCATCGGAGCGCTCCTAACTGATCAAGCCGTAGTCCCTGCGCTTTCAATGCTCGATTGATTTGTTTAGCAATGTTCACTGCATCCTCCTCGCTAAATTTCTCGTCTCTAGTGGTCACATTCACGGTGATATTGACATCTCGTGCGCCAACGCCGTCGCTGCGCTTGTTAATTTGCGTCACCAGGCTTGCCATCTTACTTTCTGGAACGACCCATTCGTTCTGCCCGCCGTCACCAGCATAAATAATCGAACCGCCGCCCTGCGGAGTAACGATACCACCGGTCGCCATTCGCGGAATATGCAAGCTTGGAATATTGCCAATGTGTACACCTGGAATCTTATTGATAAGTCCAATCGCACCGTTAATCATGCCGATGAACCCGTTTGCCATCCTCTCGACCATGCTTAGTGCGCCATTAACTGCACCCCTGACTGCACCGCCAATAGCATTGCCAACGAAGCTGCCCAGCCTTCCGAACATCCCAGTGATAGTGTTCCACACGCCGCCGAAGAATCCTGCTAGCCCGCTAAATATGCCAGTTATAGCGTTCCATGCTCCACGGAAAATACCACCAAACCATCCTGCCACGCCAGCGAATACACCGACGATTCCATTCCACACGCCACCAAACCAGCCAGCTGCCGCATTCCACACACTCACGATAATATTCCATGCACCGGCAAATATTCCGCCGAACCAGCCCACGACAGCCGAGAATATTATCACAATGCCGTTCCAGACATTAGCAAAGAACCCTACCACAGCATTCCACACCGCTACGATAGCGTTCCATGCACCCTGGAATAGTCCGGAGAAGAATCCGACCACCGCATTAAACGCAGCAACAATCCCATTCCACGCTCCCTGCGCAGCAGCCACCACGCCGTTCCAAAAATCCGTCAGCCATTTCTTAACCGTATCCCAGTTGGCGATAATCAGCGCCACCACACCAGCAACAATAGCCACAATAGCACCGATCGGACCCATCGCCATTAGCCAGGAGGCAGCAATCCTAGCGCCGGCCACTAACGCTTGTACGCCCATCATCACAAACGTCGCTACTGCTTTTGCGCCCATCACTACCGCACCGGCCGTCCACTTACCAAAAGCTATAGCCCCTTGCACGCCCATAATCCCAGCGTGAATTACAGCCTTGCCGCTCATCAGTACAAAGTTTTTAATTGCTCCAGCACTAGCGATAGCCGCATTCTTGATCCATGAACCAAAAGCTATAGCTCCCTGAACTGCCATCTTACTAGCGTTGACTGTCGCTGAAACAACAGTCTTTGCCAAGCTCTTGGCTATTTCAGCCGCCATTCCTGCACCCTTAACTGCTGCATTTTTTGCCATCACAGCAAACGATTTCGCCGCTTCAATGCCAATTTGTATTAATTTTGGCAATACAATCGTTCCGATGACAATACCCAGGTTGATCAGCAGTGTTTTATTGTCGTTAATCCATTTCGTGATGGCGTTGAATACATCTCCAGCAATCTTTTTCGCTTCTTCAAACTTCGCAATAAACCAGTCTGCCACAGCCTGCCCAAAATCGCTCACTGCTTTCTTGGCATCATCGAAAAACTTACCTACACTCTCGGCGATATTCTTAACAGTGTTGCCAGCGCTTTCTAAAAAGCCCTTGATACTATTTATGGAATCGTTCCAGGTGTTTTTAATCCATTCAGCAGCCTTGCCGAAAATGTTGAATTTCATCTGAAGGAATACGAGAGCCGAAACTACGGCTGCGATAGCAACCGCCCATAACATCATTGGATTGCCAGTTAGCGCAACGCTCAGTATCTTAAAAGCACCGGCCGTACCCTCTATTCCTTTTTTATATTCATTGACCTGCTTAATCGCACCAGTTATGCCCGACCCAACCTTCATAATCGCCCAAGCACTTGCCAAAGATGTTAGTGCCGGGACTAGGTTGTTTATGATCGTATCCGCAACCTTCTGCACTGTGTCCTTATTCTCTTCCAGCCAATTTGTCGCATCCTCTACAGCTTTGCTGATTTTGTCGAACACGCCACCAACTTTGACTTGCCCAGTCGCTGCATCCACGCCGACAATTTTCATACCCACATTGGTAATTGTTTCCAGCAGATTGCTCATGCGGCCGTTGAACGTGCGAGACTGTTTGATAGCACCCTGAAAAGCCATGCCGCCCTCAGCACTCGCCATCTGGAGTGCCTTACGTAGCACGTCAGCCGTAACCTTACCCTTCGACAAGTCATCGCCAAAGGTTTTAATGGAGTGTCCCGCACCCATCGCTGCGATGATATATTTTTTGAATCCACCAGCACCTTGGTTGATGATCTGATACCAGTCTTGCGTCATCATTTTGCCAGTACCGATTGCCTGCGTAATTGGCAGTGCCAAGCCCTGTAAATCTGCACCAGTTGCACCCGCCAAGTCGCCCAAATTTCTCATCCAGCCCATCAAATCCTGAACCGCCACGCCGTTTGCCAGGAACATTTTGGCAGTCGCCTGGATGGATTTATTGTCAAAGGCTGTTTCTTTGCCGTATTGATACAGTGTTTTCATGACGACATTCGTCGCCTCTACTGTTCCAGTTAGCGATTCAAAAGACGATCGCAGTGACTGCAATTCAGATGCGCTTTTTACGAACGACATCAACCCAAAACTACCACCCACCGCCACCGCAGCGACGCGCTTCAGCGTCGATTCAATGAATCCGCCCGCTTGACTAAAGGCGTCCTTCAAATTAGCAGCGTTGCCGACTAGTTTCTTACCTACATTGCTGCTAAAATTTTTAACGCTCGCCTGGGCAGTCTTCAAGGCAGCCTGCAAGGCTGATACGTTTGCTCGAATTGTCAGAGTGAGTGTGCTATTATTCATCTTCCGCCTTCTTTTCCTAGCGGACGAAAAACAACAAAAAAATGCGGCTCAAAGTCCGCATATATTACCCATATTATACCACATCGTGATATAATCCCTCCATAAGGAAAG